TCATGTTAAAAGGGGTTTTTGGGATACAGAGATGTTGGGGGATTTTTGGTATACCAATACATAACTTGATAACATGATAACTTACTACACATTTAAAGAAAATCAATCAAAAGGTTAAATATAAGGCAACTATGCAATGCAAGGTAGTATATTAAACAAATTACTAAAATTAAGAATATGCTTGACAGAGAGAATTTACTATCGGTTATAAGTTTTGTTAGTGGTATGACAGAGGATTCGATTAGAAGCCAAAATAGGGCTCGTGGCTTGGTTTTATGTAGGCATGCTTACTTTTATATTGCCAGAGAAAAACTTGGTCTTAAATTGGCTGAAATAGGGGAAGTTTTTGGTAGTGATCATACAACAGTGATTCATGGGATTAATAAGGTCAAGGATATGCTATCAATTGATGACATCATCACTTGCCAGTTCATCAACCAGGTCAATATGTGCATAAAAGAAAAACACCTTATACCAACAAAGATTTTTGTCACCATACCAAATGATATTAACGCTGATCTAATTATTTCGGAAATAGAAAAAATGGGTGCGAATGTTGAGAGGATGTAAAAATTTATTTATTGTCATGTTCGCTGCGTTCACATGAGATTTTTGTTGCGGAAATTTTTGGCAGGAATTTTTGGGGATTTTTGGTGGTTCGGTCCCGTTCCCTTCGGTCTCGGGAGTTTTTGGCGGTTGGGGGTTTTTGGGGTTTTTGGCTTGTGATGATATCCTGCCATTGCATAGGCTACAGGTCATATCCTGCCATTGCTTAGGCTACAGGTCATATCCTGTTATTGCTTAGGCTACAGGTCATATCCTGCCATTGCTTAGGCTACAGGTCATATCCTGCCATTGCTTAGGCTACAGGTCATATCCTGCCATTGCTTAGGCTACAGGTCATATCCGCCCATTGCTTAGGCTACAGGTCATATCCTGCCATTGCTTAGGCTACAGGTCATATCCTGCCATTGCTTAGGTTACAGGTCATATCCTGCCATTGCTTAGGCTACAGGTCATATCCTGCCATTGCTTAGGCTACAGGTCATATCCTGCCATTGCTTAGGTTACAGGTCATATCCTGCCATTGCTTAGGTTACAGGTCATATCCTACCATTGCTTAGGTTACAGGTCATATCCTACCAATTAGGTTAATACAAAAAAAGCGCAAATGTTATGCGCTTTATTTGTTTCGGATTTCTTGTTTCATCAGTTAACCTGCTTAACTAACCGTTTTAGATCGTTCAAATGTACTTTTTTAGGGTTTTGCTCATTTTTAGTCATATCAATTAAGTACATATTGCATACATTTTTAGTCCATTTTTTACCTGATATTGGGGATTGGTAAGTAACCGTGTAAAAACCATAAGAAGAAAAGCAAAAATAAAAATCATTGATTGAAATTTTCATGATAGTAATTTTTAAGTAATTTATAGGCAATTAGAGTCTTGTAATTGTCCAATGATTAAAGCGGCAATAATTAAAGCAATGATTAATTTTAAAAGTTGTTTATCGATTTTCATGGCTGTAATTTAATGATATGAAACGGTCAAAATATGCATTCTCTTGTGATTCAATAAATAGCTTTGTATTGTAGCATTCATTAACCTGATCTATATAACTTTTACAGTATACTTTGCGCTCAGAATAATCATAGTACATCAATTCACCTTTATTGATCTTTGTGCCTGTTTTGTGGCATTTCCCGTTAAATTTTGCCGTTAATAATTTCATGTATTTTAATATTGGTTAATAACAAATCCTGAAGTATCTTTTTTAGCATCGCCTTTCGCCTTTAATCCGACTATGACATTAAGCGGATCAAAATAACGCAAATCGCTTTCATCGCCATTGATTACTTGAATACTGCCGTATGTATCTGGCAATTCAGCGGAAAAAACTGCAGCAATATTCCCGCCCATGTTGATGACTTCTAAACACTCGTCAAAATTTGTTTCTGACTTAGAGAAAGTTAATTTGTAGTTACTACCAAAATAGCGCTTAAATACGTTAATATTTTTGGTGTAATCGTAAAAAAGCAAGTTAGAGTAAAATGGATTGAGAAAATCAATACCTGTATATCTTTTTAATAAGTCTAAATGATCTATGTCAGACGTACCATTTAAACGTATTGCTATTTGTTGAAATGTACCATTATTCAAATCTGTAGCTTTATCGTGAATTTTCATTAATTCATTGGCTAATTGAATATAAAACGCTTGCCTGTCATATGCCCAAAATTTAGCCTTATTAATACGCGAAAGTTGCACATTTGAGAACCTGCCCCTGCCTGCGCTATATAGGCAAGCTGCTTTACATCCTGCGCTTGCCATTGGGCATAAATTATGCGTCCCGATAATGTCGGATGGCGCTAAGTAAAGGATAAAAGTAGTTAACTCGTTTTTTGCAGTTTTGGTGTTAGTGCTACCCTCAGATAAAAGATTTTTTACTTTTTTGTACGTGTGAGCTGCTTTGTTTGTTGTTGTTGTTTGCATTGTTTAAAAGTTTAAAAGTGTATAAAATTTGATTAGATTACGCCCCATTGGCTAAGGTTAATTAGAACGATTGCGGCGAAAATTGCGAGAATTGCGAAAATTGATTTCATAATACTGTTTTTTTGTTTGTTTCAATTGTTTATCAAATATAGTAAGTATATGTTAATTATAAAACAATTATAAAAAGTTTATTTATAATATTTTTATCAATTATATGTAATTAAATAAATATCAACCAATTATGTAAATTCTATTTATTTTTACTTACATGAAAAGAAAGGGTTTCTATATAAAAAAGTCAGATAAAGGTTTATACCTTAATATTTTCAAACCGGATTTTGTGCAGTACATTAATGATCAGCATGGAGATTGGGTAAAGTTTAGCATATATGAAAAGCTTAATGATCCCAAGGGATTCACGCATAATATGGAATTAATTGCACAAAGAGTAAAGGAAGAAAGCAAGACTAACCAAGATAGATAAATATTGATATTACTATATTATAAAGTTTGATAAACCAAACAAAACCAACTATGACAGAGCAGGAAAATGTTGAGGTTAAGAAACCAAAAGGGCAATGGGGCGGACCACGCCCAAACTCTGGTCGACCTAAGCGCATGGATGAAGACGCAATCCGTGAAAAGTTGCATCCAATGGCTTCAGACGTATTTAAAAAGCTACATGAAAAGATTAAAGAAGGCGACATGAAGGCAATACAGCTATTTTGTGCCTACTACATTGGCTTACCTACCCAAAAAATAGAATCCAAGATAGAGGGAAACCTCAATCAAATAGCGATCGAGATTATCAAACCGAATATTTTACTACAGGACAATAGAACAGTACAAATAGAGGATAAAGAATAATACATAAAGTATTGTTATTCATTGCTTTGCGTTTCTATTTAACATAATATACGTTATAAGCAAACGTACTTAATTGGTTGACTCACCTACTTACTCACCAATCCGACAGAATGCGCTGGCACGATGAAGGGGACTTAAAGGATCTACTTTTTGGATGCGCCCCTATAAAACCCCAAGAATAATTTCCACCCCACCAATCTTCATATCATTGCTATATACGATGACCCCAATTTTACCATATACTTTTCAATTGGTAAACTCGTTCCAAAATTTTTTTTATTTTTTAAACCTACCTTTGGTTGACTTGTAAGCTAAAAAGACTAATGACTAAAAAATACAAATGAACGCCACACTACAAACGAACAAAATCTACGAGATTCTCACAGAGAGTAAAAAACGCATCTCAGTAATGCAGGGAGGCAGTAGAAGTGGAAAAACTTATAACATTTTAATATATTTTATAATAAAATTGCTTCAAGAGAACGGCAAGACTTTAACGATTGTCCGTCAGTCGCTTCCATCTATCAAGGGTTCAGTTCTAAGGGACTTTGTTGATATATTGACTAAGCTTAACATCTATTCAGAGGACAACCACAACAAGACTGAGCAGATTTATACATTGAATGGGAATGTGATAGAGTTTGTAAGTGCAGACCAGCCACAGAAGATAAGGGGTAGAGCGAGGACTTACCTTTTCTGCAATGAGGCTAACGAACTCTCCTATGAAGCCTGGATGCAGTTGATCATGCGTACAGAGGGGAAAATTGTTATTGACTACAATCCATCAGATGTGGCGAGTTGGATTTACGATAGTGTTATTCCAAGGGATGATGCTGACTTCAACATCACCACATTTAGGGACAATCCGTTTCTCCCTAAAGAATTGGTTGACGAACTTGAGAGATTGAAGGATGCAGACCCGAACTACTGGCAGATTTATGGCTTGGGTGAGAGGGGTTTGAGTCAAGATTTGATATATACTCACTACCGAACTACGGAGCATATGCCAGAAGAGGGAGAGGTTGTGTATGGGTTGGACTTTGGGTTCAATGTGCCGAGTGCGTTGGTAAAGGTGATGTTTGTTGAGGGGGCAGCTTATGCTCAAGAAATGTTGTATGAGACCAGGTTGACCACAAATGATTTGGTAGATAGGCTAAAGCTTCTTAATATTGACCCGTACGATGAGATTTTCTGTGATGCTGCCGAGCCAAAAACTATTGAGGAACTTGTGAGAAACGGGTTCAATGCTAAACACGCTAACAAGGATGTGACAGAGGGGATAAGGACCGTAAAGGGTACTCCTTTGTATATTCATCAAGATAGTGTAAATTTACTAAAGGAATTGAAGAACTATCGGTGGAAAACGGATAGAAATGGCAATAAACTTGATTCACCAGTTAAATTTGGGGATCATATTTGTTTTGTTGGTGATACTATGATTACCACTATTGATGGACTAAAAAGAATTGATAGTATTAAAGAAGGTGATTTGGTATTAACATCAGAAGGATATAGAAAAGTAAATAAGCTCTTTGATAACGGAGTGCATCTTGTGGAAAAGTATTTGATGCGATTCGATACGTTTGAAATAACTTTGGTTTGTACTCCAAATCATAAAGTTAAAACAAACGAAGGATGGAAAGAGATTTCGAAATTAAAATCGGGAACAACGGTTTACCTCAACAATTTTACAGAGGAAAATCATTTACATTGTCATCAGGACAAAGGTATTTCAACAATGGTAGACACAAAATGCATTGGTGGGTCTGGGAGCATGAAAATGGCAGAAAAAGACCAAAAGGCTATCACGTTCACCACATTGACGGAAACAGTTGGAACAACAGAATTGAAAACCTTGAACTCATTGAATCAAAAAAGCATTTGTCAACCCACCTCAAAAAAAGAGTTGCGGAAAATAAGGAATGGTTTACTGAATTTCAGAAAAAAGGAATTGCCAAAGCTCCAGAGTGGCATAAATCGCCTGAAGGAATTAAATGGCATAAAGAACACGCAAAAAACCATAACTTTGGGAAACAAGACTATGGGATGGCAAAATGCTTACTATGTGAAAAAGAATATCACAAAAAAACTGCCTTTGCAAAATACTGCCATCCAAACTGCAAAGCTAAAGCACTTCGGATCAGAAGGAAGTTGGAAGGAAAGAGTTTATGATTTGAGTGTTGATACTACACATGAATATTTTGCTAATGGTGTATTGGTTCATAATTGTGATGCCTTACGATATAGCATTTTTAGTAAGTTAACCATCCCTAAGATAACTTGGGGAGCAATATAAAGAAAATGGGTCTATTTGACATTTTTGGTAAAAAGAAGGGGTTGAATCCGAATCAGAATGTTCCACCTTCGTTTCAAGGTATAAATGGTGCGGTTTTACAACAATACAATACTGAGAGTTATGTAAAGGATGGCTACCTTGGCAATGCTGATGTGTATGCCATTGTGAGCTTCCTTGCAAGGAAGTCAGCAAGTATTCCTTGGTATGTGTATAAGCTGAACAATGGTGAGAAGGCGAGGACATCACTAATGAGGTACAAGCAATTGTCAAGGGGCATCCAAGCCGGGCAAGGTGCATACGAGCAAGCCATCATGGCGAGGAAGAACGCTTATTCAGAGAACATTGTGATGGATGGTCCACTTGCCAAACTCCTTGAGAGACCAAACCCAAGCCAGGCTCAGGACCAGTTCCTTGAGAACCTGATTGGCTACCATTTCCTCAGCGGAGAGGGTAATATTTACGGGAACACCGGACTGAGCAATGATGGGAAGGTGTTGGAGATGTTCGTTCTTCCAACGCAGTTCCTTGACATATATCCAGACCCAAATGACCTATATGGCATCCTTGGGTATAAGCTAATGGTTGACCAATCTATTGACATAGAGAAAAGTCGGGTCTGCCAATGGAAAACGTGGAATCCGGATTTCAATTCATCTACCAGGTCGCACCTCAGAGGTCTATCACCACTTCGCGCAAGTTACAAGACACTTAGAATGAGCAACGCTGCTGCTGATGCATCTGCGATGATGGCAGCAAATGGTGGAGCAAAGGGTGCGTTGACTCCAAAAGTTGTGGGTTCAATCTCTGCTCAACCATCAATGGAGCAAGCAAATCTCATCAAGAGGAAGTTGAACGATGATGTGAATGGGACTGTGAATAAAGGTAGGATTGATGTGTTGCAGACACCTTGGGACTACCTAAATTTTGGATTGAGTAGTGTTGACATGGAATTGGTAAAGACAATGCAAATGTCAATGCATCAATGGTGTAGGGTATTTGGCTTGCCAGCGGTGTTGTTTGATACTGATACATCAAGCTATAACAACTACCAGAATGCAATGAGAGATTTGGTGACTAATACAATTGTACCAAAGCTTTGTCAGTTGCGTGATGAGTTGAACGCATGGCTTGTACCAAGGTATGGAGAGGATTTGTATATAGACTTTGACATTACTTCTCTTCCAGAGATGCAACAAGACATGGAGAGAATGACAAGGTCATTGCGTGATGCAAACTGGTTGACATTTAATGAGAAGAGGGTTGCAATGAACTACTCTGAGAAAGAAGGACCATACGAGTATTCTTATGTAAATGGTGGACTGGTGAGGCTTGACCAAGTTGGAATGGATTTAACTGTACCTGATGGAGGAACAAATAACGGCTACGACTACGGATCAGACAATATGGTCAATGGTGATGACTCTTCATCCCAAGACGGAGTCGGAGAGGAGATGCCGAACTGAGGCGATGATGATGAGACAACTGAGGTTGTGGCATAAAAAAAGACTTGAAGATGAACGCAAAGCAAAGAGAGCAATATTGGATCAAAGTGGAGAGGCTGAGAAGCCAGCTTGATGCGAAATATACTTCAATGTTTGCCGATGCGATTGACAAGGACATGAAGAGGTTCATTGTGATGCTGAAGAAGAATGGACCGGAGGCAACCAGGAGCATGATGGGTACTTATGTATGGAACGAGGAGATGTTCACGATCATGCAGAAACTTTATAAAGAAGCAGCCATACTTTTCGGGAATGCGAGTTATAGGGCGGTGGGAGTGATGAGCAGGAAAGCAAGCAATCCATTTGGTTTAAATTTGGATTGGATTAATGAGATGCTTACTTTTTTAACTAAATTTGGATTGCAATTGGTTGCCAACATGACCAATACTACTAAGGTTAAGATTGACACAATTATTTCACTTGGTATAGCAGAGGGGTTGAGTAGTGATGAGATAGCGCAGATGATAATGGAGGATGAGGAGTTGGGATATGCAAAGATGAGGGCAACAAGGATAGCGAGGACTGAGGTGATGAGGGCGAGCAATTATGCTGCCTATGTTGGGGCGAGTAAGCATGAGTTCTTGATGGACAAAATATGGGTAGCGACAAGGGATAGCAGAACGAGGAGGATACCCAAGCAGTCTTATGACCATTTGGATATGGATGGACAGATAAAGGCATTTGATGAGCAATTCACAAGTGTTGACAAACTTGGGAGACCAGTTGTGGCAGACATACCTGGCGACCCTAAATCTCCGAAAGGATTTACTATAAATTGCAGATGTACAGTTGGATTCATACCAAAGCGTGATGCAAATGGTAGATTAATATTAAAACGATAATTATGCCCATATATAGTTGCGGTGATGGAACATATAGGATAGGAGATGGCAAGTGTATGTATAGGTCAAGAGCAAGTGCTGAACGTGCCTATGTAGCATATCTTGCACAAGAGGATGATGAGAATGGTGATGATAAGAAGGCAATTGATATGAATAAGGTAAGCTTTGACTTTGATGATACTTTGACCCAAGAGAGGTGGCAGAACAAAGCAATGATGCTGAAAGAAGAGGGTAAGACTGTGTACATTATAACGAGAAGGCAAGAAGAACAAAACGATGCGGTTTATGCAGTTGCAGATAAGATTGGAGTGCCAAGGTCAAGAGTTTACTTTACTAATGGGAAAATGAAGTGGGAGACAATAAAAAGACTTGGCATTGGAACGCATTATGACAACAATGAAGATGAGATAAGGTTGATAAGGGAAAATACTGAAGCAAAGGGAGTATTGGTACAAGAGGCTAAGGATATTTACTTCAAGGAAGAGACATACAATGACTATCCAGAGGCAGCGAGCAATAATGCTAAAAGGGCATTGAAATATAAGGAAGAGAATGGTAGTTCATGTGGTACACCAGTAGGATGGGCAAGAGCAAATCAGTTGGCAAATCGTGAGAGATTGTCAAGGGACACAATTGCGAGAATGGCAAGCTTTAAAAGGCATCAACAAAATAAGGATGTTCCTTATGATGAAGGATGTGGAGGCATCATGTGGGATGCGTGGGGAGGCGATGCGGGTATAGAATGGGCAATTAGAAAATTAGAACAAATAGATAAAAAAAGTATGATATACAATTACAAATCATTTGAGGGCAATGTCAAAGATGTTGACTCAAAGCAAGGAATCGTAAGTGGTTATTTTAGTGCATTTGGAATGGTTGATAGCGATGGCGATATAATGATGCCAGGTGCTTTTAAGCGTTCTATCCAAGATTGGGGACCAGAGGCAAAAGGAAGAGTAAAACACTTACTTAACCATGATCCTTCACAACCACTTGGTAAAATATTGGAGTTGAAAGAGGATAGCTATGGCTTGTTCTATCGTTCCCAAGTTGGTTCGCACAGACTTGGTCAAGATTTTATCAAAATGGTGGAGAGTGACCTAATTGGTGAACATTCAATTGGTTTTAGGATACTAAGAGAGCAGAAGTCAGCAGAGGCAAATGAGATACACGAAGTGATGCTTTTTGAGGGTTCAAGCCTTACCGCTTGGGGTGCAAATGAATATACACCTATTTTGGGGATAAAAAGTTTGGCTGACACCACTAAGATTCAAGAACAAATTAAGACATTTGAGAAGTTTATCAGAAATAGCGATGTGACTGATGAGACAATTGAACTTTGCCTGATTAAGGTTAGGCAACTTGCACAAGCAATAGAGAAAACGAGTAGCACAAAGGCAGTTGAAGAAACACCGGCGCAGCAAAAGAAGAACGAGGTACTTGAGCAATCACTAATATCAATATTAAACAAATTCTAAATTAAAGTAAAATGGAAGATTTAAAGAGGTTTGAATCTGCTCTTGAGGCAAAACTTGCCGAGCAGAAAGCCGAAGTTGCTGCCAACACAGAGAAGGCTGCAAAGGCATTTGATTCTAAGATTGAGCAAATCAACGAAGAGTTGGTTAAAGCTAACAAAACTGCTGCTGAAGCAAGGAACGAAGTTCTTGAGGCTAAAGCACAGTTCGGAAAGTTGCAAGCTAAAGAAAGTGCAAAAGTTGCTACTTCTTATGGTGAGCATATCATGAATATTAAGAACGAGATTGGTAATGCAATTGAGAAAGGTTGGAACGACATCAAAACCGCTGCTCGTGGTAATGGCAAAGGTTTCAGCTACGAAATGGATGCCAAAGCAGTTGGTGTAATGACCATCGGTAACAACCTGACTGGTTCTGTTTACACTTCTTATGTTGACAATGCATACATGAGGTCTTATGTTAACCCTCATCTACGTTCAGTTTTCAACATCATCCCTGTTTCTACCGGATCGGTTTCTTTTCCAAGAGGTAACACTCCAGTTGGTGAAGGTTCTTTCGGTAAGCAAACTGAAGGTAATGGCAAACCACAAGTTGATTATGATGTAACAGTTGTAAATACTGCTCTGTCATTCATCGCTGGTTATGCTAAAGTTAGCCGTCAGATGATTGATGACTTGCCATTCTTGCAAGCTTATCTTCAGCAGTCTTTGATTGAAGATTTCCAAAAGGCAGAAGATACTTATTATCTGAATGCAATCGCTTCAAGTGCAACTGCTGGTGTTTCTTCTGGTGCTAACACCGCTGAGAAGTTCATTGATTATGTTGCTCAGTTGGGTTCTTTGAACTGGATGCCGAATCTTGCTTTGACCACTCATGCTGGTTGGGCAGGTTTGTTGAAAACCAAGCCAGCTGACTACTCAGTACCTGGTGGAATGGTTATTGATAACAATGGTAATGTTAGAATCGTTGGTATACCAGTTATTCCTCATTCTTTGGTAACGGCTTCTAAGATTTATGTAATGGACACTACTAAGTTCGCCATTGCTCAACAATCTGGTCTGAATGTACGTTCTACTGAGTTTGATCAGGATGACTTCATCAAGAACTTGATTACCTTCCGTTGCGAGGCTCGTTGTGAACTTCTTCAGTTCCAACCAACCGCAGCAGTTTACGGAGCAATCTAATCTGTTGTTTGATTGTTTTAAAGTGTATAATCGGGGGTGGTATTCTTGCCACCCCTTTTTTTAATTAAAGACAATGAAAAACTACATTATAATTGGTGCGATGGATGGCATAAGCCATGACAATATATTTGATAGGCTGAAAGATGAGAAGGACTATCAAGCATATTTCATCGAGCCAGTACCATACTACTTTGATAGACTAAAAGAGAACGTAAAGCAATTGTCAAACGCAAAAGCTTATAACTTTTTTATATCAGATAATGATGGAAGCGTTGAGATGGCTTATGTAAAGCCAGAGTGGATTGCAAAGGACTCATCATTTTTAGATGGATGCAGTTCATTGGTTGAGAATGGAGAACCATTGAATAGATACTTGAAGGACTTGCCAAAGTCAATATTGGAGACTATATCAGTTAGTGCAATGACATTTGACCAGTTCTGCAAGTGGTATGATATAAAAGATATATATTATTTGCAGATTGATACGGAGGGATGTGATGAGAGGATATTAAATACGATTGACTTAGATAAGTATAAGGTAAAAGAACTTAAATTTGAGAACCATTATATAAGTGATACTTTTTATACTGAATTACTAACTAAATATCCAAACTACAAAGGAGAGATTGTTAGTGCGGATATAATACTGACATTATGAATATAGTTGCTTCTGTACATCTTTATCCACCTGATCACAACTGCGGTGCGGAATGGATGTTACATTTTATGTTGAAAGACTTGCAGTCTAAGGGTCATCACATTAGAGTTCTTTTACATGATGCAAACAGGTATAAGATTAGGAACAATTATGTTTTTGATGGAATTGATGTATTTCCTCCAAACCCAAATGTGATTGATGGATTAATGAGATGGAGTCATGCGGTTTTTACTCATTTAGACTACACAAGGTGGACAATTCATACTGCAAAACTTTACAAAAAGCCAGTATTCCATTTGATTCACAATAGCCATCCGTACCAAGAGATTATTGATGCTGAGAAAAGTCAGCACATAATTTACAATTCAGAGTGGTTAAAAGAACTTTTGAACTATAAATTTAGTAATTTTATAGTGACTCCGCCAGTAGACTACAATTACTACGATGTAGGTAATGAACCAGAGAAGAGTGAGTATATCACTTTGATAAACTTGAACGAGAACAAGGGCGGTAAGATATTTGCAGATATTGCGAGGGCAATGCCACATAAGTCATTTTTGGGTGTTTTAGGGTCATACGATGAACAAATAACCCAAACATTGCCAAATGTGACTTATGTTCCTAATTCGCCTGATATTAAGCAATGGTATGCACAGACAAGGATACTATTAATGCCATCAAAATATGAGAGTTGGGGGAGGACTGCAACTGAGGCTATGTGTAGTGGGATTCCGGTGATTTGTAGTGACACTCCAGGGTTGAGGGAGAATTGTGAAAAAGGTGGTATATTTATAAAAAATAGGGACAATGTTAAAGAGTGGGTTGAAGCCATTACAAAGTTGGATGACAAAAAAACCTATTCTTGGGCATCAAGAAAAGCGAAAGCAAGATCAAGAGAATTTGACACCAGAAAAACGCTTGATGAATTTGAAAGTTGGTTCAGAGAAAGTGTTAATAAATATAGTTAAAGATGACATATATAGACGGCATAACAATATTAGCTGATGCGGTGGTTGAGCCAGTTAGCTTGACTGATGCGAAGAATTGGCTTCGTATAACCAATTATGATACTGATGATGAGTTGATTTCATCACTCGTTAATGGTGCGAGGGTGCATATTGAGAAGTTGACTGGTTGTTCTTTGGTTAATAAGTCAGTAAGGATAAATGTTGAGTTGACTCCACAAAGCCAAGGCTTTTGGATTCTTGATGTGCCTTATGGACCATTGCTTTGTGTGGATGAGGTGAAGATAAAAACTGGAATGAATACCTATGAGGTATTAACAAAGAACAGTCAATTTGAGGTTATAGGTGGTAAGATTTGGTTCTACTCACCAGGTATTTACATAATTAAATACCAATGTGGATTCAGTTCTATCCCAGAGGATTTGGCTACTGACATTCTCACTTTGACTGCTTGGTCTTATGAGAATAGGGGTAAAAAGATGAACAATGATGTTAAAGGGAGAATGAGTGAGTTCCCATCATGGGAAGGTTTGAACTATCATCAGTATAAAAGAGTAGTGATATAGTGGCAAGTGGCTTTAACTTAAATATCAATGATAGTAGATTCAGAGAGATGCTCAACGAGTATAAAAAGACTGTTAATGAGGTATCTGCTATGATGGATCAAGAAATAGCTGCCTACGGAGAGTTGATGGCTACAAGTGCTAAAAATATGGCACCAGTGGATACTGGAAGATTAAGGGCATCAATTAGCTTAAAAAAAGAGCAATTCCTTTCTTATGAATTGGTTGCTCAAGCCAATTATGCTGCTTATGTTGAGTTTGGAACTGGGGATGGATTTATACCAAATGGCGAACCTTGGGATAGTGTAGCATCTAATTTTAAAGGAAAAGGAATAAAAAAGGTAAATTTGTTAGCAAGACCATATATGAGACCAAGCATCTTGGCTTATATGCCAAGTCTTACTAAAGCAATTGAGGATATAATTAAAGAGAAAAAAGTAGTATAATGCTTGATAGTTCTAATAATATTAGAAATATATATGTAAGTGCATTAAATGGTAATATATCATATAATGGGGTAAATGTTCCAGTATATGGTCAACAACCATTTTCAACTACACCTCAAAACTATATAGTAATTTCATCAATAACTGAGGTTGCGGTAAATACTAATAACTCATTTGGCAATAGTGTTGATGTAGTAATTGATATATTTAGTGAGCAGTATAGAGTATATGACAATTCAATTGTTGACAATATATCTTCTCAGATACTAAACATTCTAATCCCAGATACACAAGTGAATGGTTTTAGTGATACTTATTTTGAGATATTCCCGACACAAAGAACTTCATCAAGTTATTTACCAGTATCAGATGGTCAAAACTTTGTTGCAAGAAAGATAATAACAATTAGTAATTTAGTAAATCAAAAATAGAATAAAATGGGACAGATTTTAGGATCATTGCAGAACGTAGAGGTAGATGTAACCGGTGGTTCATCTTTTAAGAATCTCGTTTGTCTGCGCACATCATCAGTTAACACAACTGTTGATTCAACCACAGAGCAAACCAATTGCGGACCTTTGACAAGCGTATCAGATGCTACTGCAAGTGTAGATTTTGATGCAATTTGTGAAGTGTCACCAACTGTTTCTCAAATTTCTTATGAAGAACTACTTGCTGCAAGCGTTGGTAAAACTCTTGTTAACGTAAGGGTTCAGAATCCAGTTGTTACTGGTTCAAGTGCAGGTGCTACATACTACCATCAGTTTCTTGGTTATGTAACCTCTTTGACACTTAATCAGTCAACTACTGAGTTTATCAACTTCTCTGGAACTATCTCATCTACTGGAACAATTGATGTTACACCTTAATTATGAATTATACTACTATTACTATTAACAATACTAAAATTGGACTAAAGTTTGGAATGGCATCTTTTAGATACCTTCAAACTAAATTCATTGA